CAAACTGGCCTCAGCCAGTTGGGCCGGGGTGAGCAGGCTACTTGCCACTCTTGTCCTCCGCGTGCTTGGGGGCAACCCCGAGCTTTTCGGCGTCCTCCGGGCTCAGCTGAATGGTCACCGGATTACCGTGCAAAAGCACCTCATAGATATCCATACTCACTGCGACAGATCCACCTTAGCGAAACCGAGAGGCTTACGCACCGCGAGCAGCGCGCGGCGCTCAATACGGGTCGTAACGATGTTGTTGACGAAAGTATCACCATGCGACACAGTCGACTCCACACGAATACCGCCCCTCTTGTAGAAAGTCGCACAAGTCTTGAACGCGCCCACAAGAGCAGTACCCTTCGGCATGGCCGCCGTGACGACCGTGTTCAAACCCCACACGTTCGGGAACAGATTGATTCCACCCTGAGAGGCATATGCCGGGGCAAAAATACCACCACCGTAGTACTGGTCGTTCTTGTCCTTCAGAAGCCGCAGAGTGGTGTAGTCCTCCACGCTCATGATAATGCCATCAGCGGTGTAATCGGCAGCCCTGGCCACAGCAGAAGCGGCCTTGAAGATAGCATCCGCGACGGTATCGGTACCCTTGGTCAGGGACTGAATACCGGACACGTTCAGAACGCCCTTGATATTAGCACTGGTGCCATCACCATTGACCAGAGCCTTTTCCTCGGCCAGCTCCAACTCATAGACGCCACGGCCATTAATCTCAGAAACGAGGAACGCGAAGTCCTCCAGCATCTCATCCGAGTACTGGATCACACCCGCGATCTTCTTGTAAGCCTCGGTGACAAGCTCGGGGTCCTTCATGTGAATCTGGGGCTTTGCCTTGCCCTCTTCCACACCCGCGACAGCGCCCTCAAGCTGGCCCTCACGCAGCCACGAGACAGCAGCTGTATCGGTAGAACCCGACTGGAACAGCTCACCCACCTGAAGGCGGGTACGAACCGTTTCCAACCCCGGGATGAACTCAGTCGAGTACGGCAGAGCGCCAGCCGGCGTGGTCTGCGGATCCGTTGCCTTCTTGAGCCCCATCCATTCAGGGGCCGCCACAGAGCCGGTCTGGCCCTTCAGGCGTGCCAGCTGGGCACCAATCGACTTGACGACATGCTCACCAAGAGACTTGGCGGTGGTCTCCTTACGATCCTCTGGTGCGTCCCCACCAAGGCCGCGGATCGAGTCCATCAGACCCTTGCTCTCCTTGTACGCCTCCAACGTGGCCTTGGCGTCACTGAGCTCGGACATCCAGCCCTTCACACGGTCGACATTGTCGCCGAAGCCGCCCTTTTCGAGAGCCTCATTAGCGGCTTTCTCGATTTTCTCGTTCAGGCCCTTGATATGGGCCTTCAGTGCTTCAATATTCACTGATCCTCCTTCACGCCCAAAAGGGCCAGAACCTCGGCCACGGGGATGCCCGCGGCCTTTTCCTCACTATCGGGGTCCTCGTCGCCATAAGCGTCCAGAAGTTCCCCAAGGGCCTCATAGGCCCTTCTGATCAAATCCATATTCTTTGCCGAGATTGCCCGGCCGGCCTTTACCTCGGTAATTCGAGCTTCCGGATTGGCCGGAATAGGAACAACCGATATCTCGAACAGTTCAAGCTCCCTGAGCTCGGTCGCGTCCTTTGCTATTGCGTAATCCAGAACCCGGTAACCGAAACTCATCGAATCGAGACGACCATCTTTCAGCTGCTCATAAACAATACGACCATAAGTATCACCAGAAAGATCCAACTGAGCATCAAACTTCAATCCGTAATCGTCCTCGGCAAGTTCCAGAACCCGGCCGATATTCGCTTTCGGGTCCTCCATATTGTGCCCGTAAAACACCGGCACAACCTTGCCGCTCGAATTGATCCTGTTCAGGAACGAATTAAAAGCCCCTTTGATGACAATATCACCGTAAGAATCCTTGTTGCCGAATACCGAGGCATACCCGGAGATACACCCCTCACCCTCTTCAGCTGCTTTCACCTGAAGCTCAAAATGCTTTGTCTTCACTTCCAGTTCACCACCACTTCACATTGACAATTTGCCACCTCAGCGGGATCACCCGAAGCGGAGTCACCCGGCCATCTGAGCCCATTCGAGAACTCATCATCAATACCAACAGTCTCACCATTAATAGCAGCATGTTCAGGCCTCGGGTTACTACTGGTGGTAACCCACGTCTTGGTTACGGCCCCATTCTGTCGGCCAGCTTCCAGACGGCCCCAGGAGTAATCCCACAGAGCCAGCCCCAAACCGAACACCAAGGCCGCTTCATCCCCATGATCCGGGGCATCCTCCCAGGCCTTCTCAATCCCATCGGCACGGGTCTCAATGTAGTCCTCGGTCCGGTCCGGGTCATAGTCCCCGGAGCCATGCTCACGCACCACACCCCGACCGGCCCGGGCCGTGGCACTGAGGCTGATGTTCTTCAGCCTCTTCGCCCGAGCCGCATCCTTGGTGTCGCCCGAGAGTACATTCTTGTATTCCCGGGCGACACCTGCCACCCAGTCCGGGATCCCACCCCCGGACTTAGTCCGTATCCCGGAGCCGGAGGATACGGAATCCTGTGGGCTGGCCTGTCCGCCAACCAAAACATTCAGTGGGGTAACAATGTCATCCCCGCCGGCCACAGCCCTGAGATTCAGCCGGGCACGGGCCTCATTCGCGCTCATATAGGGCCGGCCCACAGCCGACTGGAAGAACTGCGACTGGGCCTCAAAGTCACCCTGGAGCTTCTCAGCGACATTGAACTCAACGTACACTTTGTCATCCACGCCCATAATGGGCAGGAGCCACGCATTCAATGCGCTCTCAACCTGGGCGATAATAGGGCCGAGAGTATCACCATAAAGCATCTTTCGGAACTCGCGAACATTCGAATAGTTCGCGTTGTCCAGAACTCCGACCATTGTCGGGTTGATATGGAAGACACTTGCCACTGTAGTGAACGACAGTTGCACGCCCTCGATGTACTGCTGGTCCGTTGCGGAATAGTCGACCCTGTTGAGGGTCATGCCGTCCTCTAGGATTGGCGTGCCACCCGCATGAGAGCCTGAGCCGGTGTACTTGGCGTACCAATCCTCACGGAAGGCCTCACGGGCCGCATCCGACCATCTGGGAGCACCCGAGGGGCGCTCCAGAACAGCAGACACACGGCCGCCCCGGGCCCACAGCTGCCGCCTGTACTTCATGGCTTGAATCTGCTCTGCCAGGACATCCTTCAAGGCGTCCAGTGCCGGGCTGACACCGGTCACACTCGACGGGCTGTACCCCTCAATGGCAACGATCTTTTCCCGCCCAACCGTGGTCCCACCGGAATCACCCCAGCCAATTTGGTACTCGGTGATCCCAAGAGCGTCCTTCTTGTACGGTGTAACCCATGCCGGGGGCACACGATACACCTCCCAGCCATTCGGTCCCTCATAAGGGAGCAGATAGGCCCTGTCATACAGGGCCAAATCCACAACAGCCGCATAAACCAGGTCATACAGCGTCATCGTGGGGTTGGCACGCCGTCCGGAAAGCCACAACCCCACACCGGAGGTCGTGTCCCGCTCCCTGTCCGTGGCGTCAATCCGGCGATAGGCATGAAGTCCGAGGTGGGCAATATTCCGCCCAAGGAAAGCAACAACCGTGCGGAGGTGGGGTTGGGTCTTGTACATCTGGGCCGCGGACATCCCGTTGACATGACGAAGCGCCTCGTCAAGATCAAACGACACGCCACCGATATATACCGGTGCTCCGCGCGACCCGAGGCGTTTCTTCAGTTTGTCCAAGAAACCCACTATACGGCCTCCACCCCTCCTTCTTCATACTGGGATATAACTTCATTATACATCATTTGTACATAAAGCGAAGTAACGAGGGCACTAATGCCATCAATTTTTCCCCGTGACCGCTGTTTGTCCGGCTTTACATTCCCCGCGGCATCCACATACGGCACAAGACAGGACACCATCCACCGCAACACGGGGTCTCCACGATGATCAAGCAGGGGCGGGTCGGACATGGTCATACGCTTCAACTCTTTTAACGGAGCCGAAAGCGTCACCGCACCTTGTCGGACCTTCTCCATGGTCAGGCCGTCCTCGGCCAGTTGGTTCGTCAAATGGGTTGAATTCCACGGATCGAAGCCCATACTTTTGATGGTGTACTTTTCGGCGTCCTCCCGGATACGCTCCCGGATGAAGTCATAGTCCGTGACATTGCCGGGAGTGACCGTTATCCATCCCTGCTGAACCCATTCACTGGCCGCCAGTTCGGTCATGTGGTCCAGCCGGTCCAGAGCGGCCTCGGGGATCCAATAGTGGCCCCACACGCGAGTAGGACCGCTTTCCTGGGGACATGTATACATAAGGGCACAAAGGTCCGACACCGCCGCAAGGTCCATGCCACCATACACCACGGCCCCGGCCATGCTTTCAGGGTCCCAGCTCCCATCACCGGCCGCTTTGTCCCAGTCCCTCACCGAGATATAGGCCTCCTGCTGGTTGGCCCGGATTCCAAGATGCAACCGCTTGAACGTGGCCCTATCGGCGTAATTAGAGCGGGCCTTGTCGGCCTGGGCCCGCATGAAGTCCGGACTCGGGGTCTCCGGATAGAGCGGATTCGCGGCATCCCACACCGCCTCATCATAAATGTCTGCATCATCGGGGGCCGCCCACACCACACCATAGAGGCGCGGCGCGGGGAAGTCCCCTCGGGCCACGCCCTCGATCATTGAACGCCGCTTGTCGTAGGGTGTGTGGATACGCCCCTCGTCAGCGGTCGTGATGATCATGGACAGGGGCTGCAGACGGGCGCCGGAACCGGACTCCAGGGCCTCCAGCAGGACGCCATCCTTGTGGACGTGCAGCTCATCACAGATGGAAGCATGTGGATTCGTTCCATGTGCCAGCTCACCCCGTGAACTCACCGCTCGAATGACCGAGGACGTCTTGGGCTGTCGAATCTCATTCGTAACCGTCTTCACCCCCGCCTTTTGCAGCAGTGGAGAATAGGTAGCAAGATCATGCAAAGGCTGGAAACATGCCTTGGCCTGGTCCCTCGAGGCCGCGCCAATAATGACCTCGGCACCACCCTCACCATCACCAAAGGCCATCATCATTGCAATCGCACTGGCGAGGGTTGACTTGGCACCTTTCCGGGGCATCTCGATGAATGTCTCGCGCCGCAACCGGATCCACCGACCGGCCAGCTCGGACCACACCTGCCAGCCGAACAGAGGTGCAATAATGTACGCCACTTGAGTGGCGACCAATTCAAGCGGCCTTCCGGCCCAACGGCCCTTGGTGTGCCTCAGGCACCCAATGACCTTCAGGGCCTTGTCAACGGCCGCGGGGTCGAACCTGACGGGC